GTTCCTGAAAAAACGGACATTGATGTTCGTGCGACGGTTCGAACCAACAACGCTCTCGTTACTGCGGCCTATGATTTGATGCTGATTAAGAACGGGGGGCCGCTCTGATGGCAAAGATCGACAAGTCCAAGATGAAATGCAACAAGCCCAAGCGTCAGAAGTCTGGCGGCAAGAAGTTTGTTGTAAAGGCATGTGACAAGGGAAAAGAAAAGATCGTCAGATTCGGGGACGCTAATATGACCATTAAGAAGTCAAACCCTGAACGCCGTAAGTCTTTCCGTGCGCGGCACGGCTGTGACAAAGGCACACTAGACAAACTCAAGGCCAGATACTGGTCATGCAAAATGTGGTAGGATTATGGATTATAAAGTCATCACAGGTTTAATCGTTGCAGCAGTTTTTGCTTTCGTAGGTTTCCTTGTAAAGGAGTGGACCGCGTGGACATCTAGTACGTTGATAGACCTGACCTCCAGAACAGCGGTTATGGAGTCTGAGATAAAGAATACTAATCAGATGGTGACTCAAAACTATGAGATGCTGAAGTTCCTTGTAAATAAAACGCAGAAAGCAGGTTTCAATGATCAGTCGGGGTCAGATGTCCTTCCAAGTGTCAAAATCTCCGCAGGAGGTGAGTAATGCCAGCAAAAAAGAAAAAGCTCGACGCCTGCGCCAAAAAGGTCAAAAGCCGTTACAAGGTTTGGCCCAGCGCGTACGCAAGCGGAGCGGTAGCAAAGTGTCGCAAAGTGGGAGCCGACAACTGGGGCGAATCTTCTAAGAAGCGGAAACGCCCTGTTAAAAAGAAGCTAAAGAACGGTGGCATCATAGCCTTTGGTTGTGGTTCTGTTGAAGAGGGTCGTCGTAAAGAGACGAATCTGTACTAATGGCGAAGAAAAAGAACTCATTACGTGAATGGTTCTCCCAGAATGACGGGAAGGGTTGGGTCGATTGTAAGACTGGCAAGCCTTGTGGTCGTCAGAAGGGTGAGAAGCGTAAGAGTTATCCGGCCTGTCGCCCTACTATGGCACAGTGTACGTCAGCCGCAAAGAAGAAGAAATCTTCTAAGCGGATTAACTGGAAGGCCAACGGTGGGTTGGTCAGAGTGTTTTGAGAAGTAACAGGAGTATGTTATGAAAGATCTAAGCGGAGATGGCAAAGTCACCAAGAAAGATGTCTTGATTGGTCGTGGCGTTATCGAAAAGAAAAAAGGTGGTATGGTCGGTTATATGGGCGGCGGTATGATCAAGAAGGGTTATAAATACGGCGGTAAGGTCAAAGGCTATGCTGGTGGCGGATGCGTAATGGCTGGACGCGGAGGATCGTATAAAGGCGAAATGTAATGTGGACAGCATTTGTTCTGATTTGTACGCAAAACTTTTGTTTTGCAGTTGGTGGCCCAGGCCACGTATCAGAACAGGATTGCTACGCGGACTTAATGAACAACGGTCTGCCGTCATTGCAGCACAAATATGCAGGTTCAGTTATAGTAAACTTAACGTGCTATAACTGGGGAGAAAGGAAACAAGAGTCATGACCACATCGGGTTCAAGAGACTTCAACATGGATGTCGGTGAGATCATCGAGGAGGCGTACGAACGCTGTGGCCTCGAAGTTCGCACGGGCTATGACGCACGTACAGCACGGCGGTCTTTGAACCTGATGTTTGCTGACTGGGCCAACCGTGGCATTAACATGTGGACGGTTAAACAGGGCACGATCACCTTGACTCAAGGTCAAGCGCAGGAAACTTTGGATGCGTCGGTCGTTGACGTACTAGAACTTGTACTTCGCCGTGACGGCACAGACTATGAGCTTGAAAGAATTAGTCGTGGCGAATACAGCACATTGCCGAATAAAACTACACAAGGTCGACCAAGCCAGTTTTGGTTTAATAAACAGATATCTCCTGTTTTGAACTTGTGGGCGGTTCCTGAAAACTCAACAGATCAGATTATTTATTATTATGTCCAAAGAATCGAAGACGCGGATGCGCTTGTTAACACTACAGACATGCCATTTCGCTTTTATCCTTGCATGGTTGCAGGTCTGGCATATTACATCGCAATGAAGAGAGCGCCCGAGCGTGTACAACTTTTGAAGACTGTCTACGAAGAGGAGTTCCAACGAGCGGCGGACGAAGACGACGACCGTGTGCCGTTGAAATTGCAACCAGGTAGAAGTTATTTGAGGATGTAATGGCGTACGCAACGGGTAAAAACGCATGGGGAATATCTGACCGCTCTGGCTTTCGGTATCGTCTGAAAGACATGAAGAAGGAGTGGACGGGTGCGTTAGTTGGTCCGGATGAGTTTGAACCCAAGCATCCTCAGTTGTATCCGCCCAGGGCGTATCCAGATCCCCAGGCATTGCGCAATCCTCGACCAGATAGAAAGGAGCCGTTGGAGATTTACGTTGGGGTGCCGACGGTGGAAGCTCCGTTGCTTGAGCGTCCCCGCATGGTTGGCAAGGTCGGAACAGTTACGGTGGTTACATCATGAGTTTTACATACGCAGAGCTTAAACAGGCTATTCAGGATTATACAGAGAACGACGAAACGACGTTTGTAAACAACATTCCGTTGTTTATTCGCTTGGCTGAAGAACGTATCTTGAAGAACGTCTCGTTGAATCTGTTCCAAAAGAACCAGTTTGGTAACATGACGAGTGGAAACGAATATCTTGCTGCACCTTCGGACTTCCTTGCTCCGTTTTCGTTGAGCATCGATGTGGACGGCGACAAAGAGTTTTTGTTGTTTAAGGATTTGGACTTTGTGCAGACTTACACACCGGATGCGACGACAACGGGTCAGCCAAAGTATTATGCGCAGTTTGATGTGGACAACTTTATCATCGCGCCAACACCGGATGCGAGTTATACTGTAGACATTCATTACCTGTATCGCCCAGCAAGTATCACGGTGGGTTCGGACAGTGGAACAACGTGGCTCAGTGAAAATGCAGAGTTAACGTTGCTGTACGGATCCTTGGTTGAGGCTTACATCTTTATGAAGGGTGAGATGCAGTTGATGCAGCTATATGAGCAGCGGATGCAAGAATCTATGGCTCGATTGAAAAACCTTGGCGAGGGTCAAGAAACAACTGACGAGTATCGTAAAGGACCCGTCATGAGACAACGCACGTAAGGAGACTTAGATGGCTTTCACAGGAAACTATATGTGTACCTCTTTTAAGCAAGAGCTTATGGAAGGTCTGCATGATTTTAACGTAGGTGCAAACACGTACAAGTTAGCACTGTATGACAACACTGCGACACTAGACGCATCTACAACTGTATATACAACGTCTGGCGAGATCAGCGGTACAGGATACAGTGCGGGTGGCGGAACGTTGACCAACATTGATCCGACAACAAGCGGCACGACAGCATTTGCAGATTTTGTAGATTTGACGTTTAGCACAGCGACAATTACGGCGCGTGGCGCGTTGATTTACAACTCTACAAACGGCAACCGTGCAGTTGTGGTGTTGGACTTTGGATCAGACAAGACATCGACAGCGGGTGATTTTACTATTGTATTCCCGACAGCGGACGCAACTAACGCGATTATTCGGATAGCGTAATGTCTGACGTTGTCGTCCCCTTTTCCGGCTGGGGTCGGGGGACATGGAGTCAATTAGCCTTTGGTGAAGACTCTATTACCAACGACAGTGCAGCGGGACAAGTTGGCTCGGTAACAGTAGTTGCCGAGGCTAATGTCCCTGTAACTGGGCTACAGGCGACAGCGAGTGTAGGTTCTGTTACGGTTGTAGCAGAAGCGAATGTATTCCCAACCGGCTTAGAAGCGGCAGCGGATGTAGGCACGGTAACGACGGTTGCCGAGGCAAATGTTTATCCGACAGGGTTGGAAGCTACGGGGGCCGTGGGCACTGTAGCGGTAGATGCTCAGGCGGTTGTTCCAGTAACAGGGCTGGAAGCTACATCTTCTGTTGGCTCTGTTTCTGTTGTTGCGGAAGCCAACGCCTTTCCGACAGGGTTGGAGGCCGCAGGATCTGTTGGCTCAGTTATCACAACAGGCACCGCCAATGTATATCCGACGGGTTTGGAAGCCACTGCTTCTGTAGGCAGTGTTGTTGTGGACGCAGCGGCGGATGTTCCTGTCACGGGCCTAGAGGCTACGGCGTCAATCGGCAGCGTCACAGTAATAGCGGAAGCCAATGTATATCCGACGGGTTTGGAAGCCACTGCTTCTGTAGGCAGTGTTGTTGTGGACGCAGCGGCGGATGTCGATGTCACAGGGATAGGTGTTACTTCTTCTGTTGGTTCAGTCACCGTGGTAGCGGAAGCGGATGTCCAATTAACGGGGCTAGAAGCCACAACCACTATAGGTCAAGTTCTTGTTTGGGGACGTATTGTTCCAAATCAAAATGCAGGTTATACTCCTGACAACCCGTCGCAATCTCCTGCTTGGGGAGATGAAACGCCGACGCAGACATCGGGCTTTACGCCTACAACACCGACACAATCCCCTGGTTGGGCTGACGAGTCAGTATCGCAGTCTCCAGGATGGACCCGAAAAGCAGCATAGGATTAGACCATGCCCAGTACATATACACTGAATAACGGTATCGAACTTATCGCAACAGGCGAACAGTCAGGCACGTGGGGCGATACAACCAACACAAACTTGAGCTTGCTGGACACGGCCTTAGATGGTCAGGTCACAGTTACGCTGCCGAGCGCGGGAACTTCTGGTTCACCGAACACTCTGGCGATTAGCGACGGTGCGGCGTCTGATGGTCGTAACCGCATGGTTATCTTTAACGACGGCGGGGACTTGGGTGCGACGGCCTATGTTCAGTTGACGCCGAACGATGCGGAAAAGATTATTTATGTGCGCAACGATCTGGCGGGATCGCGCAGCATTATCTTGTTCCAAGGGACGTACAACGCGAGTAACGACTACGAGCTTCCTGCGGGAACAACGGCGGTTATTTTCTTTGACGGTGCGGGTTCTGGCGCGGTAGCGGCGAACGTGTTTAACAACGCGTACTTCGACAGCCTTCGTTTGGGTAGCGTGTCGGTGACCGCGATCTTAGACGAAGACGACATGTCTTCTGACAGTGCAACGTCATTGGCAACACAACAGTCGATTAAGGCGTATGTAGATTCGCAGGTCACCGCTCAGGATTTGGATTTTGCTGGCGACAGTGGCACGGGCGCGATTGATCTGGATAGCCAGACCTTCACTGTTGCTGGCACTGCCAACCAGATCACGACTGCGGCATCTGGGCAAACTGTGACGATCAGCTTGCCCGCTACGATTGCCACGACGACGGCTGACCTGACAAATATCGAAGTCACCAACATCAAGGCCAAGGATGGTACTGCTGCTGGTAGTATTGCTGACAGCACTGGTGTTGTTACGCTTGCATCTTCCGTTTTGACTACCACAGACATCAACGGCGGCACCATCGACGGTGTTACCATCGGTGGGTCTTCTGCTGGTGCTATCACTGGTACGACGATCACTGGCAGCAGCCTTGTCTCCACTGGGAATGTCACTGTAAGCGGTACTGTTGATGGTCGTGACGTTGCAACTGATGGTACAAAGTTGGATGGCATTGAGGCATCGGCAGACGTAACGGATACAGCCAATGTAACAGCCGCTGGCGCACTGATGGACAGTGAGCTAACCAGTGAGGCATCCGTTAAAGCACTGGATCAAGGCGTAGCGACGACTGATAGTCCGACATTTGCGGGGCTTACGACTACGGCAGATGTATCCTTCGGCGACAACGATAAAGCCATCTTCGGCGCTGGGTCTGACCTACAGATTTACCATGATGGGTCGCATAGTTATATTCGGGATGAAGGTACTGGCAATCTTCGTATAACGGCGCAGAATTTTAATGTTCGCAATGCCAATAATAACGCCAATATAATAAATGGGTTTGATGGTGGTTCTATTTTTCTTTATCACGATGGGGACGTTCGCTTCTCCACCACCTCCACAGGTATTGACGTAACTGGCACAGTGACGGCTGATGGGCTGACTGTGGATGGGACAATTTCTACAGGTGGTAATTCTCGGTCTGAACTAATTGATAAAGACCTGACGTTTTATGAAAACACTTTCTATATCGGGTCAATTAACGCCACCTCCGCAGACAACATAAATGGCATAACTATTGAAAGTGAGTTTAACGG